TAGAAAATGGAAACCTATACATCGAGAAGGAACTGTTCAGGATGAATCCTAGCACTGACATCATCGTATCCGTGCCATTGAAGTCCCTTCCACAGCTTAGGGATGTCAACGACAAAATCGAGATTACGAATTTCAAATCGTTCTTGGGCTATCCTTGCATTATCTACGAAGACAGTAATGCCGATACCTATGGGCGTTCGATATTCACTGGCAAGATTGACATGTTCGATGATTTGGATCAATGTCTGTCCCAATCTGCAAATACCGTGCGTAGAAGCACAACGCTTGAATACTTCGATACGATGTATTTGGAAAAGGACGATAAGACTGGTATTCCTAGAATGCCACATTCGTTCGACAGAAAGTACATTCAGTTCAAGGGTTCTCGAAACGGTGATGGCACCAACGCTGGCACCGGACCTGTCACAGTCACGCAGCCACAGTTGAATTTCGAGCAGTATAGCACGGAAGCCACGAATATCCTCTTGCAGATCATTTCCGGCATTATGTCGCCAGCTACGCTTGGCATCGATATTGCGAAGAAAGATAACGCAGAAGCGCAACGTGAGAAAGAGAAAGTCACTATCTTCACTCGTAACACAGTTATGGAAGAAGAAGGCGAAACCTTACGTAGAATCGCCAATGACTTGCTTTGTGCAGATGAATTCATGAAGAAGCAAAAAATCACTTGTTCGGAATATGACGTTTATGTCCAATACGATGAATTCGCTGATGCTTCGTTCGAGAATAAACTAGAAGCCGTGCTTGGTGGATGGCGTGAAGGATTGATCAGCGATGATACCGCGATTGAATACCTCTATGGCAAGACCTGGCCGGAAGAAAAGAAGAAGAAGGAAATCGACTGGATTAAAAAGAATAGGGAAAGCAATGCTATGTCCCCATTCGAACAAGGCGATTTCGGAGAGTTAGGAGCCGATAATCCATACAATGAGGAACACAAGAAACCTGAAATTTAGGATTTACGGTTTCGAAGTCAGATGCGCATCGATAATTAGCCATGGTTTGGTTAGTGGAAAGGGAAAGCAACCTATCCTTAGGGAGCTGAAAAGGGAGTTGGCAGCGTTCCGTAGCACGGTAAAGCTGACCGACAGTGAGGCTAACGAACTGTGGCTAATGTGCGTCAATGAGTACAAATCAGTTGCGAAAACGGTTTGGGGAAAACGCACTGACAACGAAAGCGTATATAGGGCTATTCGCGCCACATTGCCTTATCTGGAGAAGATTAAGAATGGGCTTGGTAGAGATATCGAGAACCATGACAAACTGTCCTATTTAAGCCAATTGACGAGCGAAGGGATTTTCTATCTGTGTTCATGCCATACGCACTGCGCTGAAGGGCATAAGGACTTCCAAGGGAAGGTTTACGTCAGCGAGAACTGGCGTGAGAGATGCCCTGATTCGCATACGAGAAGAAGGGTGGCTTCCTACATTAGGAATCATAATTGCATGACTGTTGAAGAAGTCGTGGGCGATCCGGTGTACATGGTGACAAGGCCGAACTGCAGACACTACTTCATGGAATTGGATATCGAAGAAGTGATGCATAGCAGCGCGAAGACAATGCTTAAACGCCACAATATGGTTAAGACTGGCGTTAATTCGTACGAGTACAGTCAGTACCGAAACTACTACGAGAGGCTGAAGGCGTTGATTGCGCTGCGACAGGTATGTCCGTGCTTGAAGCTGGAAGCGGATATAACCGAGACGAGAAGAATAATGAAAAAATGGCTATCGATGTTGAGTCGGTAGCCATTTCTGTTGAACGCGCCTGGAATATGAGTGTGGTAAGGTAGGTATTGAGAAAAGTGAGGTTTGGCGCGTTGTATGCGAGTTACGCTTCGACAGTGAAGTCAGCGCAACGGTCATTGATCTCTTTCATAAAGTTAGCAAGCAATTCGTTTTGATACTTGTTAAGTAGGAAGTCATGGAAGGCTTTCCCATCTTTACAATCGATTTCGATTTCACTTTCCACTAAGTAGGCTTTGCCATCTTCGACACAATCGATGACAGTTTTGAGTTCTTCTTCATCATCGATATAGGCTTTGAAGTAATCTTGGTAATCCTTGTAGCCTTGGTCTTTGGCAAATTCGTTTAAGTCTTCTTTGGTTGTGTCATGTTCTGCGCTGATTGAGATTTTGTCGCTATCCTTCGCAGTACATTCACCAGCTAATTCGGCAGTAAGCCAGATCGTTAATGTGATTTCCATAGGGCTTTTCCTCCTTTCTTTGAGATTTTGTTCTCCTTCTTCCTTTCAGGGTTCTCCTTTGTCCCCTTCGTATATTATTGTACTTGATTTGTTTTATATTTGTCAAGCACTTTAATATATTTTTTTTAATTTGTTTTTAAGGATTATTTCTATCCTTCTGTAAATAATATATCATACTACCATATATAAGTAAAGCATTTTCGTATATTTTTTCAAATTTTTCTGATCATCCTGATCCAAGCATGTCCGTGCTAGTTCGTATTCGCAAAACAAAAGGGGCCGAAGCCCCTGGCTGTTTGCTTAATGTTGGTTGAAGAACACCGACTGCCCTTTCTTCAAACTCCAGCAAGCCAAGCACTCTGGACAATGCCCACCACATGGGATTGCCATTTCTGGGATGTCTGGGTTGAGTTCCTCTTTTTTGAAGAACACATACGCGACTGGAAAATTGAATGGATTGTCGACCTTGAATGCTTTATGCCACGCGCTGAAGACAATCTTCAAGTTGTTTGGGATTTTGCCGCCATGATTCACATAATCGTTCACAATGTCGAATTTCTTCGTAAAGCATAGGAATTTCACTTGCTTGCACTTGTTCGCGACCTTTATCATACCTAACAAGTAGTTATAGTCCACAATGTCGCCAACCGTATGCCACCTAAAGTATTTATAGGATATGAGCGCATCGTTCAAGTACGATATGATCTCGTTGAAGTACGCGTTGCTGTCTTGCGCGTAGCAGTCATAATTGTGTCGTTGCGCCTCTTGTACTGCCTTATAGGTGACATTGCCTTTCTTACCATAGCAACCCTTCGAGCAAGGCGCATCTTTTCTGCAACTGCATTGTGGAAGCAATGAGATACTGGGGATTTGATAGCCCAGTTTCGAATTCGTTGTTGAGATTTTGATGTTCATATTCATTTCTCCTTTTCTCTACCTATATTCTACTACAATATATAATAAAGTCAAGCAAAATGTTTTACTAAAATGAAAAATAAAAAGCCGCATCCAGATCCAGGAGCGGCAATCCTAGCACGGTATGTGATCAGACCAAAATCCTAAATACCTGCGGCTCTACTTCCTTGTAGTAGCCTTTTATCGCGATGGTCTTGTACTTCGATATAAGGTACTCGCATTTTTCTATTGCTTCTTCCTTTGTTTCAAATTCAAGCACCTCGCCAAATAGTCCTATAACTTTGTACATATTTTCTGTGTGTCCTTTACATCATTTTAACATCATGTTACCGTGCTATCAATCGAACAATAAAAAAACCAGGATCAGAAGTCCTGGCGTTTTTCTTAATTCAAGTCGTATTTCTTTCGATAATGAATCAATCTTCGAACTGCGTTTTTGTAGAAGTAGAACGATTTCCTGATATGCTTGCCACTGACAAGATCAACGCTTACTTCGAACTTGCCTGTCTTCGTATTGAAGTCCAACTTGCTCATGCCATTTTGATTGCTTTGCCAACTTAACATTTTGAAGTCCTCCTTAATTGAATAAGTACCTTCTCAATTCTTCTTCGCTTAATTTGACTGGCTTGCCTTGTTTATTGAACTTGTAATAAGCGATAATCACTTCATCATCGTTGCGATTGCCACTTTTATTCCAATAAGCATACGCCATGTTAGAGCCATACACATCGCCATATTCTGCGAGAAGCAAGCGTTGCTTTGTCGCTTCTTCGTTCGCTTCATGATAGTCATTGTACGCCTTGACGTTAGAACCATTCAATAATTGATATTCTAAACACATAATCGAACCTCCTAACCAAGCATGCTTTGGATTTTCGTTTCCAAGCATTGAAGGGAAGTGTACTGATTGAATCCACCAGTGTAGTCCTTCTCATGTTGCGCGCTTCTAATAAGGATATGATTGAACCATTCTTTATTGAAGTATCTTACATCGCTTATTGAGATATAAACGAATTTGCTATTGCCTTTAACAAAACAAGTGAAGCAATAGTGATTTGGATTGAACCTAACCAATTCATATCCATTTTCCTTACAAAGTTTCTTTAAGAAGTTTCTATACTTTGTTTGGAAGGATTTGTAGTCATCGCTAACGACTGATCCCCAGTCTTCGATGCCTCTTGCCATAAAGGGCTTTAAGTTTGTGTAGTTTGTCATACTCAACTACCTCCTTTTCTGTCTTTATTATATCATACTACCATACCTTGTCAAGCAAAATAGTTTACTTAATGAAAAAATTTTTGAAGCGACTGGAGCTGCAAATCCAGGAAGGCTTGCACGGTACTGGATACTTTAGTCTGATCCGCATCAGACCGCTCCTGGATTATGATGTCCGTGCTAGGATTGTGCGTAGCTGGCTTGATCAGGACGAAAAAAAGACACCCTTCCTGGGTGCCTTTGGTTTTGGGGTTTCGCGAATTAGAGTGTTTCGATTTTGAGTTTGGCGACAAGGTTATCGTAGGCAGTCTTACTGACATAGACTTCTCTGCCATTGGCAAAGTGGAGTTTGAAGATACTTTCTTTTGGTTCTTCACTCACAAGGTTGCCTTCTTCATCGAATAACTTTCTTGTGTCTTGGACTTTCTCGTCTGCGCCATCGAAATCTTTTTCGTTAATGACTAATTCGATTTCCTTTCCTTCGCGATTCAAACCTTTGATTTTTAACATAATTTGTAGCCCTCCTTTTCTCTTGGTTCATTATGTTGTGGAAGACATTTGTTTCGTAAGGTGTCTTCCTTTTCCTTACACCTATATATTACTACTATATATTTATGGTGTCAAGTGTTTTTTTCAACTTTTTTTATTTTTTATTTTTGCACTTCACATTCAGTAATTTGAATGTCGCAATGGTGGGACATGTATTGTTCCTTTTCCCAAATACTCCAACTCATGTCACCTTCGACATAATTGTCTTCTTCGGTATCGTAATCAGCAAAGTCACTTCTTGTGTCTTTGATTTCTTGTTTCATTTGCTTTTGTGCTTGTTCAATGCTTTCATAGACACCATCAACGCGACTTTCATAATCACCACTATCAACACAGATATAAGTGCTTGTGAGTACGTAAACTAGCATATTCGTTCTCCTTTCCCTTTCCTAATTATATATTACTACCATATTAAACAACATGCAACAACTTTCGAAAAATTTTTTCTGATCCCAGGAGGATCCTCCACTGCACGGACACAGTGACGGCAAGTCGCAGATCAGATACCGCTTCCAGCTCAGGGCGGCACCGTGCTAGTCACATCAAAAATGATGTAAAAAAAATCCAGAACTGTTCGTTCCAGATTTGTTCGTTTCGTTTTGGCTACCAACCGTATTCGAGATATTCGTATTGGGCTTGGCTTTGGTAGGTGTAGCCAGTCACCATAATCTTCTTGGAGTGCTTACACCTTAATAGGAATACCCTTTGTTGGTGTAAGTCATCGAAGACTTTTGTGAACTCTCTGCCAGTGGTGAGATCCAAGCAATAGACTTCGTTCATTGGATTTCCCCTTTCTTCGCTTTGGCGACTTGGCGTTTGAAGGATTTCTTTGCTTGTTCCTTCGTTGCGTAGCGATTAGTCCATATTGTGTGAACCAAGCCATCGCTATGCTTTCTTCCCACAAAGACTACGTAATGTGGTTCGTATTTGTCCCACTCGTATTCAATGTAGAGATTGTCTTGTTCGTATGTTTCTAATGTCAAACTCATACTTACTTTTCTCCTTTTCCTAATATAATTATATCATACTACCATACGAAGTCAAGTATAATGTTAAACTTTTTTTGGAAGAATTTGATTCAGCTTTCCACGCCAGGAGGAGGATCATAGCACGGTAGTAGAGCCAGAAAAAAATCCAGGATATTTCACCTGGACTTTTCGACTTCTAGTCGTGGCAGTCAATGAATGCTATCACACCATCGAACTTCTTGTTGTCGATTTCATCAAGCAACTTGTTGAACTTCTCTGGATTGACTTCGCCACTATTCCAATCATCGCTTTTTAGATAGATACGAGATTTGGTAGCGATTGAATAAATTCTATCTCTTGGAAGTTTTTCAGTTAAGTCACTGATTTGAACGACTGCGAACTCTCCATTTACCACTGGGGCATTGTCGTTACTCCAACCCCTTTGGCAGTGGAACCCTTTCTTGGCTTTTAGTGGATCACACCAACGACCACCAATTTGGAACCAGTCGCACCAATTTTGATACTTTGGCTTTGTTTCGCCACAACAGTAGCAGAACCTTTCGGAAAATTGGTTTTCGATTTCTTGTGAAGATAAATCTTCGAGTTTCTCACCTTTGAGAATAAATAGTGTAGTGAAGTGCATATTACTTCCTCCTTTTCTTACCTTAATTATATCATACTACAATATATAGTCAAGTATTTTAGTAAACTTTTTCAAACTTTTTTGTTGAAGCCAGGATACGACTGATCCGCTCCCCTAACCGTGCAAGTAGCTGGCGTAAAAGAAAAGGGCGAATCGCTTCGCCCCTTCAAATTATCGTTCGTTGTTCGCTTCAACTAATTTATGCAATGTTCCAAAACATAAGACTGCTATTGCTTTTGGTTTTAAGACAACTTCTACAATTCCAATGTCGTTTCCATTTTTGTCTGTCTTGTTTGTTTTCAAAACGACATCTTTGGAAGTTAAATTTTTGATGTAAACATAATCACTGAACCAATTATCGAAGTAATCTTTTGTGAAGTCGAGAGTATCTAAACTTCTTTCATAAGTTAGTGTTTCGCAGTCGTTATAATGATGGTGATCTTTGTTGAATTTCGCAACTTCGAATTGGTAAGTAGCAACGTCATAAACTCTCTTTAATGCGTTGATAACTGTTCTACCATGTCCAGCCCATTTTTTAGTAGGCATGTACATATCTCCGTTAAATTCAATAGAAGTCATAACCTTTGACTTCATGATGATTGCTATTTGTCCTCTTGTCATATTCAATACCTCCTTCGGACAATTATATATTACTACAATATAAGGAATAAGTCAAGCGATTTAATATACTTTCTTCAAAAAAATTCGAGCTGCGAAACCAGGGATCAAACCAGCTCCTAGCACGGACTGGATACGCAAAAGAAAACGGTCAGGATTTCTCCCAACCGTTTGAGTTAATACATTAAGCCTTCGTTTTGTAGGGCTTCAAGTTCTTCATCAGTTAAATCTTCTGGTTCATTTTCTGCTAATTCTTGTAAATTAGTAAGCCACTCGCCATATTGTTTTGGTGTTCTTTTAATGCCATCAGTACATAAAATCTTTTTAGCCATAATCAGTCCTCCCAAGGGGCGTTAAGCCATTTGACTAAATCTCGACTGTTATCGCATTCGAACAAAGGGGTGTCGAAGTGGTCTTCCCATTCGCCATTAGGTAGTGGCTTTCTTCCATACACACTGTATTTGTGTTTGTTCCAACAACAGTCAATTTGGATAGTGAACCTTATGTCGCCATTGACATGATCCGCAAAACGGAAGTCATCATATAACGGCCCACTCATAGGACAGTTGTTCTTAAACCAAACATACCATTTGTCCAAATCAACTTTTCCACCATCTTTTACTTGTTTAATGATTCTGCCCATTTTATAGGTTTTGTTGCGTAATGATTCAGTCTTGCAGAACCAATCGTACCAACCAGCATCGACTTGTGTCTTGAAGTCGTTGCTTTCGAACTCGTTATTAAGGAAGCGAGTAATCCATTCTCTTACAGAAGTTTCTTTCATATCGAACTTCCTCCTTTTCTACTTATATCTTACTACTATATATATTTCATGTCAAGCAAAACAGTAAACTTTTTTATTAAGGATTTACGCACACATGACGAAGCCCAGGATAATCAGGTATCCGTGCTATGTGACGGCTCGCTGACGGCAAAAAGAAAACTGGGCTTCTCACCCAGTTCTCAACTTCGCTTCTTGGATTAGCGATAGTAGTTCTCTTTCATGAACCTTTCGTAATCTTCGCCTTGGCTATCTGGCATTACGCTATACTTGTAGCCAACGAGTATCGATAGCATTTGTGTCTTATTGCCAAACCTAACGAGAGTTTCATGCTTGTTGTTTACAGTGTTAATGGCATAAACAGTTTCGTTTAGGATTTTGGTTTCAGTGTCATAAACTGCCACCCTACGTAAGTTCCTAGTCTTGAACGCAACGAGTTCTTTCATACCTTATCTCCTTTTCCTACATACATCTTACTACCATATAGAATGTATGTCAAGCATTTCTTTCAACTTTATCCAAAAAATTTTCGATGCGATCAGGAGCCAGGATAAATCCCTCTTGCACGGTAGTAAGATGTGTGGTAGTATTATAACGACAGGAGGAGAACGCACTATGGCATCAGAAGAATACAAGGCTAGAAAGGCAGCCTACGTAAAACGCTATCAAAAGGAAACTTACACCAACATTTCATTCAAGGTGAGAACAGTGAAGGACAAGGATATCTTGGATATCTTGAATTCAGTCCCAAACAAATCCTTGTTCTTGAAGGAACTCATTCGTAACGCGAAGTTGTCGAAGTAGAGCTGCGATCAGGAGCGGTATTCTACCGTGCTATGACGGCATCGCTGGGCTTCCTGATCAGAAAATTTACAGTAAAAAAAAGAAGGCATTTGCAACTGCCTTCTCTTTTTATTCTCGCTTTCAGTGGGGCTTTCACTCACTGGAACGTTTGGTGTTTCATACCGGAACTCTCGCCAACCTTCGCCTATTATACCATTGTAGTAGGTTTGGTTATCCACTGTAAGGGCAAACAAGCATTGCTTTCTTTTTCCTTACACTATTATTATACCATATTCATTATTTATGTCAAGCATTTTATTTAACTTTTTTTATATTGAATTGGAACAGTTCTTGGCGACAGATGCAGCGATCAGGAGCCGTCTATGCACGGTACCCAGGAGCGGCGATCAGGATAAAGCTGGCAAAAGAAAAGCAGCCTTTCGACTGCCTATCTTCGTTTCGCCATTGGCTACTTTACGATTTCTATTGTGTCTTGCTTTGGATAAATGAATATGCCACCCCAAGTACCACCATATCGTTCTTCTCCCCAAGGATCAGTTTCGATTTGGGTAATGGTGCCTTCCTTACCTTCGTAATTTGAATTGTAAGGTTCATCAGCCAAGCGAATGATTCTAATTTTGTCACCAATTTTAGCCATTATGGTATTCCTCCAATTTCTTATGGTATTCCAATAGTTGATAGCAGGTTTCCAATTGCCATTTCACACTTATGGTAGGCAATTTGTCAAACTCCATTGGGTACCCATCCATTTTGAATTTGAACTTTTCATTGTATTCCTTGATTTGAGTTATCTTATGCCCATCTTCAATGGCAGTGTCCACAAACCAAGCGAATTTCTTATGTCCAACCCATTTGTCATGAATTTCTTCGATTGTTCTATTCTTCATAACTTATCTCCTTTTCTTGATTATATTATACCACCATATACGCGTATGTCAAGTAGATTAGTAAACTTTTTTTAATGGATTTTCGAGAAGCCCCTTCTGACAGATCAGACCAGGGATCAGGCTCACATGCACGGATAGACCCGGTCGCCCGCATCCAGGATGATGTGGTGAAACGCTTCGCTACGACAGTTGGGCTACCGACTTCCACTGGCTTCGAGCTGCAGATCAGGATGATCAGGACAGCTTTAGCACGGTATAATCAGGAGCGAATACGACAGCGATGATGAAAAAACAGTGGCTTCAATCCACTGCTTCTCTTTGAATTTGGCTTGGGCTTCTAACAGTCTATGCCATTTATCATTAGTTGGTATTGGCTTGGCTTAACCCTACCATTGTCAACGTATATTTGCAACGCCTTGCGTATGTCCTTCAAGGAATTGAACTGTATGCCCTTGAACAATGGTGTGCAGTACCAGTAGCCATTGCAGTTGTCCTTTTCTATGATTTGGTTTTCCCATTCGTAATCAGCGCTAACGCCCTTCAACGAGTTGGTAGCCTTTCGTAACTTAACCATTGGCTTGCCTCCTTTTCTAATTAAATCTTATCACCATATATAAAATAAGTCAAGCGAGTAATTTGACTGTACTGCCGAAGTGGAGCCTGACCGATCAGGATTGTTAGCACGGACTGGATGATCAGGCGACTGGCTTCTGATGCAAAAAAGAAGTGGCTTCTCAACCACTCCTTCTTCTAACCAATGGCGAATTAGTATTCGTCTGGGAATAGGATTGTCGTAACGCTTCTATCCCATTCGGTAATGATATAAATGCTAATGCCATCTTTGTAATTATACTTGCTGAACAACCTATCATCACCATTGCGTAACGCGAAGTCGTTTGCCCTTTTGTCTTCTTCGTCCAAGTCACCCCAATCACCATTGCAGTGTCTTGTGAAGGAATTCGTAACGAACTGATTGAACTTAATGTCTTCACCAACCATTTCGTACACACCACTTGTTGCAACGACTTGCCCAAGTTTGAATTTGTTTTCGTTTTTTGTTAGAACCAACATACCATTTGTTCTCCTTTTCTACTTATATTGTAATACCATACGCATAGGAAGTCAAGCGCTTTATTAAACTTTTTCCACAACAGTCGAAGCCCAGGTCGCTGGCAGATCAGACTCATCAAGCACGGACTGGAGCGGTCAGACGGCAACAAAAAAGCAGCTCTCTCGAACTGCTTCTTCAGGCTTATTGAACCCTTGTCCAGTCAGGACTGTTTACGAAGTGTTCCCTATCTTCGACTTCTTCGTAATAGCCACCGAACAGTAACTTGCCAATCTCTTGGAAAATGGCACCACAACTCGTACCATTAACGTTCCTTACAGCGATTGAACCACCTTTGTAGTAAATAACCACAAACTCTTGCTTCCAACCATTGGACTTGTGTTCGTAACGTTCGTAATCAACGCTTTCCACATTAGGAACGCCATAGGCAATGGCTTCACTGACTTTGGCTACAAACCCTTTTTTGTCTTCCATGGGACTTTCCTCCTTCCAAACATATCTTACTACTACCTACCAATGGTGTCAACAAGGAATTTCACATCAATCCGATGCGGCGATCAGGCTCCAGTAGCACGGTATGACGACCTGACCGATCAGGCTCGCTTCGCAGCGAACAGTCTTGTGGCGAAAAGAAAAAGAAGTGGTTTCCCACTCCTTGTCCTTATTAGCCATTGGCTTTAACTTGGGTTTCTCTCCAACTTTATGCCATTGAGTATGAAGTCAACCTTGTCTAAGTCTTCTTGTGAATGTTTGGCTAGGTATGGCTTGTAGCAACCAGTGGAATTGTCCTTATGGTTAATGTAATTGATTTCCATGTAACCACCCCTTTCGCAATCAATGGTGGCGTTTACGATTTCTTCATGTTCTTCAAAGTCAAACACCATATAAAGCCTTTGGATTTGGTTTTTATTGAGTTCTATCATATCAACTCTCCTTTTCTACACTTATATTCTACTACAACCATTGGTATCAGTCAAGCATTTTATTTAACTTTTTATCATTATATGGAAGCGTACGCGTACGAAGCCCACCTGCCCAGGACGCTGCGACCAGCGACCAGGAAGCACGGTACGAGCCGACGATCAGATGATCAGGATAAGAAAAGAAGTGGGCTTCAACTTCCACTTCTTACCTTTCGATACTTGTTGATTTGCTTCGAGTAACTTCGAATTACGCCATTGTTGCCACAATTGAATGTCGCCTTTCCTTCCTTCCATATCTTTCTGCATTGGATTCTCGATATGGTGTCTTTTCCTTCCAAAATGTTTTGCACTTGGCGTAATCGCAACGCTATTGTGTTGCCATTGTAGATGTTCTCAAACACATAATGATTGTCTTGGTAATGGTGATATTGCCATTTCCCTTCAAGCACCTTGTCTTTCAAATTTTCTATCATAGGTTCATCATATCACATCATCGTCTTGAAGTCGACCATCAAGGAGCAGCTCAAAGCACGGTTGCCTGGAATCAGAATTTGGGAAGGAACTTCTCGCAAATTTTCCTTCTCAACTTTTGAAAGCAAAATAAAAGAGTGGACTTTGCCACTCTCTAATGGTTTACCAATGGGGTTAAGTTAGTTTCCTAACTCCAATAGGTTTTCTAACTTAACTCTAAACACTGGACTTTCTTGACTATTTTGTCTTGGTGGGTTGCCTTGTTCGAATGTTGCTTTGTCAACTTCAACGCCATTGATATAGTAAGTGCAATGGGGTTTGGTTTCAGTGGTTGCCAATTGGACAAGGTAGTTATTGGTATTAGCATTGTAGTAAAGCGTATTTGGAATTAAGCAGTTTTCATTAACGTTTACTTTACCAACTACCACAACGCCTTTGATATGGGCATATTGGACAAATCTTACAACGCCTTGGCTTACTTTCTTATATTCAACGCCTTTAATAACCTTAACGCTTTGCCATTTGGCTTTTGTGAATTGCCCTTTCTTGATTTCTTGGTTGTATTTGTTTTGGAAGTCTTGTAACAACATATTCTTTTCTCCTTTCTTCCTTACGCTTATATATTACCACCATATAAATATATTGTCAAGCGTTTTGATAAACTTTTTTTAACTTTTTTTCATACGCGCATTTTTCCTTATACAAAACGCCCACACATAC